ACCCGCTGGACGTGGTTTCTTAGCTCGATAACAGCGGCCCACTTTCAGTTCTTCGATGCTCATTGCTCGGCTCCTTGGCGTAACTGGGCGGCGCTCCTGATTGTGCCACTCTTAACCCCAGCAAAAGCCTTTAGCCAAAGCTTGCGATTGAGTGGATCATCTGTTGAATACGGATTGTCAGTTACCTCAAGACCTATTACGGCGGCGTAGATTCCCTCCTCGTAAGCGTTGTCGACATCTCTGGTATTACCATCTTCATCAATTCTGCCGGCTGGCTTAATCTGATTATTCACGCGATACCTCCTTCACGAAGCTGAGTAGCGAACTCATCAAGCTCAGCTAACAATTCATCAGTCCACTGAGCCGCTCTGCTTGCGTATAACATCTCCACACCCTGAGCCCGCACTTCAGTCAGGTACGCGTCGGTTGCCGGGGTTTCAGGAATACAGTCACCGGCGTCGAAATACTCTTCGCTTTTATCATCCCAAATCCAGCAATCATCTTTGATGAACTTCGTCATCCCCGCATTCTCCGCTACCACCGCAGCAAGCTGCTGCTCAAGCTTGTCAAATTGACGAACCAGATATTCAGCCAGGGTCTCGTTAACAAGCAGGTCACCAGGAATGCATTGACCACGCAGAAGACCTTCCATCTCGAATAAGTTAATTTTCATGCTCTCTTCACTCCGAATGTTTTAACCAGTGCAGACTCCATGCGACCTACGCAGGAGCGAATGCGGGTAATTTCTGTCTCTGGAAAATTGCTGATTGCCATCTGATGCAGAGCGCCTTTGAGTGGCTTGCTCTCGATGATTTGCATGCGATTAGCGGCGAACTTCTTCAGGGATTGCTTGATGCTTCGTCCGTCTGCTCTGGCGCATGCGCGGCATAGTTCGGCATGGAGGATGGTTTCAGGGAATTCCGGGTATTCAACTTCGATAATCTGGCGGGTATTGAGCGGCTCGGTCATGGGATAACCCTCCCGTAAACCGACAGTACCCGGCGCATTGCTTCACTCTGGAGGCACTCCTGGAAAATCGTGTTTACGCCATCACGGCTAATCGGCTTGCCGTCGTCTTCTGCCCATGCGTACACTCCGACACGCCAGCGGCGCTCAAGCAGAGTTATTTCTCCACGGCGGCGCATCTTGAATGACGTAGCGGTAACGAACTGGAGAGGAATGCCGTACCGAGCGGCGACTTCTGCCGCTGTGAAATATCCATGCTCATCCAGGAAAGACTCGATTGCTTCGCGTGCTGTCATGATTGGCTCCTGTAGCTATCCCAGGTGAATGACAAGGTGCATCCGCCGCCGTCGTTCATGCGGTCAATGACGCGTTCTCCGATGAATGCCGATAGCTCATCCTTGGTCTGGTTGCTGATCAGGATGGTGGGCTTCATTTTCTCGTACCGGGTATTGATGATTTCGAACATGATTAGCTTCTCAGCCTCGCTTCCGAACTGAACGCCAACCTCATCGATAATCAGCAGGTCTGCATGGGTGAAGTGCGATATAACCTCATCCTCGCTTCTGGTGGAGTTTTTCGACCAGGTAGACTTGAAGTCGCGAGCAATTTTCAGCGCGGTAGTGAAAATCACTGAGCTCTGGTGATGCTCGATGACATGTCGAGCTATCGCCAATGCGAGATGATTTTTCCCTGTTCCCGGCTTCCCACACATCACCAATCCGCCTCCCTGCTTTAGCCGCTCGGGCCATTTTGCTGCGTACGCCTGACATACCCGCATGGCGCGATCTGCATCTTTCGTGACTGGTTGGTAGTTATCCAGGGTGCAGGAGGCAAACCGCTCAGGGATGTTCAGGGAGCTAAGCAGGGAATCAATATTTGCCTGTTTAGCGAGTCGCAGAGATTCCTGATGTTCAATTTCACGATCAGCAAGCTTGTCTCTCAGGCATTCCGGGCATTTAGATTTCGATGAAATGATTTCCCTTCCGGCGATCACCACCTTTCTGACAAATGCTGTGTAGTCACCGTGCTTACAGCAATTCGCATGGACCTCTTCGAAGGAAACTCCATCCTGCGATTCAGGCTTGGCATGGCTGATGGATTCAATCTCTCGACGCAACGACTCAATGTCTTTCAGTTGGCCGTCAAGAATCTGTCTGTGCATGTTGATATTCATCGTTAGTCCCTCGCCCATGCAGGAATTTCGGTTTTCCCATAGTCCTTGCCAGCGAAGTTCTCAGGCATCCGACTTTGAGGTTTTGGTTGCTGCTTGCCATTTTTTGGCTCAAACAGCCCTTGCCAGCCATTTGCAATGCTCTGGTTAATGATTTCTTCAGGCTGGTATCCGTTGTTCCTGTAGCGTTCGAGAAGGTTTATCGACTGTGTAACCGTCTGCTGGGATTTGATTGGCTTTTTCAGGTCATGCCGGTACGAAACCCACGAAGCCCATAGCGAGGAAGATAACCATTCTGGCAATGGAGAATTGTTGGGATCGAAACTAACGGGCTTAGGCGTCTTATTTGTTTTATTACTATTGTCTTTCTTGTCTTTTGTATGTTTGTCTTTTGTGTTTACCTGATTCGGGTAAGTGTCGTTACCTGATTCGGGTAAACTTTTCTTACCTGATTCGGGTAAATTTACCTCTTTCAGGTAAGGTTTTATTTTCTTACCTGGTTCGGGTAAATTTACCTCTTTCAGGTAAGGTTTTATTTTCTTACCTGATTCGGGTAAATTTACCTCTTTCAGGTAAGGTTTTATTTTCTTACCTGATTCGGGTAAACAAGACCATTCACTAACCGCTTTGTTAATGCCTATGGTTCGACCTGATTGGGTAAGAATTCCACGCCTCACCAATGTGCTTTTTGCTGCCGAACATTTATGAGAAAGAATCCCGGTTAGCGCAGAAAGCTGTTCGTTGCTAACCCAATCGGATTTCTTGTTAAAGCCATAGGTTTTGCGCATTACAGCCATGAAAACCAGTAGCTGATGCTGAGACAAGCCAGCCAGCATGACAGCTTCAAGAAGTTCGTTGGCAATGCGCGTATAGCCATCTTCAAGATCTGCCACGCGCGGCTCCTTAAGTGCCACGTCAGGCACAGGGAAATTGATTACTCTGGCGATATTTGCCATAATTACTCCTGTGAATTGATCCAGTTATTCGGCTAGAATTTCATGGTTATCTGATCAGAACGCTCCGCTCCAACGGGGCGTTTTTTCTTTCCGCACATCCTCTCTTCCAGCAAGTCAGCCAGTCCCACAACCACACGTGAAATGTCGTCGTCAGTAATCGAGTAACCGATGAATTCGAGTAGTGCAGCCATGCGCGGGATGTAGTGCTTCTTCCACTGTGTTACCGATGATTTGTTTACGCCGAGATGCTCAGCTACCTGGGTAGTTCCGAGGATGGCGATACGGTTTAAGATCCAACTCTCAATGTTTCGAGCGCTGGTTTTGTTGCGTGTTGTTAAGTCATCCATTTGGTAAATTCCTAGTGTGTTAAATAGTTAATTGATAAATCGTTTGTTCTTTATATCGTGCACCATTGACAGTCATCCATGACCACGCCGGGCACCCGACCATATACCGGGCCGTTCGGTACTAAAAGTACATTTTTATTACATGACTAATTGCTGCTTACCGATACGGCGAATCTGTGCTGCTGAATACTTGCCGCCTGATGCTTTGGCGATCTTGTCCGCGTACTCGGTTTCTCCTGTAAACTCGGTACGCGGCAGAGAACCACGCTCAATCCATTTGTAAATGGCCTTGGGCGTAAGTCCGCAAACCTCAGCCACAACAGATACACGAACGGATTTAATGACGTGTCCAAACGTAACTTCGTTCATTTGCATCTCCAGTGGTGAACTTGTAGTTCATATTATGACGGAACTGATAGTACAGTCAAGTACAGATATAGTTGAACTGATGGTTCAACAAAATGAGCGTGAAAAATTCTCGCTAAGGCTTGCGCTGGCCTGTGATAAGGCGGGACTTCCACAACATGGCAGGCAGGCTGATCTAGCTGCTAGAATGAAACTTACACCGAAGGCCGTAAGTAAGTGGTTTAATGGCGAATCGGTTCCAAGAAAGGAGAAGATGGAGTTGCTAGCATCGGTGCTGGGGACTACAGCTGCTTACCTTCATGGGTACGCTACAGAGGACGGTATCACACCTAACCACGCCTCTAAGGTGTCCGACTCTTATCGAGTGGACGTATTAGATGTTCAAGCGAGTGCTGGGCCGGGGACTATGATTTCCAATGAATTCATTGAGAAGGTCAGGGCTATTGAGTACACAACTGAGCACGCCAGAACTTTATTTAATGGCAGGCCTCAAGACCATATAAAAGTCATCACTGTTAGTGGCGACAGCATGGAGGGGACTATCAATCCTGGTGACGAGATCTTCGTTGATGTGTCCGTTAACCATTTTGATGCTGACGGAATTTATGTTTTCGTCTATGGCAGAACCCTTCATGTAAAACGCCTGCAGATGCAGAAAGACAAGCTAGTTGTCATATCTGACAATCCGATATACGAGCGCTGGCATATTGAAGAAGCTGACGAAGACCAGCTTCACGTGGTAGCCAAGGTCTTGCTTCGTCAGTCGATAGATTATCGTCGGTTCGGATAAAAATAAATTACCTTAAAGTTCATTATGTTATGACAAAATGGACTTTTTTTACCTAAAATATGTACTATTGGTACTTTACATGAATGAACTTTCAGTACATTATAAGTCCATCGAAACAACACAGCGTTTCGGTCAGTCGAACGGCGCGACAGTAAACCATGCGTCGGGAGCGCGGCGGGTTCAGGATGAACGGCAATGCTGCTCAATAAAGTGCTCATCACAATGAGTTTTCATTGGAGAAATTATCGTGATGAGAAATAGCACATCGAAATGCAATCCTCTTTGTGATTTAGATAAATTCCTTTCTTACGATGAAGAAACCGGCGCTTTTATTTGGCTTCAAGCAATGAAAGGTAGATTAAGTGGCAAGGTCGCCGGGGCAATAGATAAGGATGGATACAGGATCATATGCTTTAAAGGGAAGCTTTATAAAGCTCACAGACTGGCTTGGTATATTAAATATGGATACATGCCTACAGAAACGATCGACCATATAAATCTCATTAGGGATGATAACAGAATAAATAATCTTCGCCTTGCGACAATGTTTGAGCAAGGAAGGAATAAGAGAAAACCAATAAACAACAAGTCTGGATATGTAGGAATCACATGGTCGGCATCTTCAAATAAGTGGCTGGCTCAAGTCTGTTTTAATAAAAAGACACATTATGCGGGGAAGTTCAATGATATTGAGGATGCGGTAATTGCTCGTAACAAACTGAAAAGCAAACTAGTTTCTGAACTTTAAAGCAGGCATTTCAACGCCGCCAGCCATCGCAGCAGCAAATCGGTTACGGCGCGTTAATTAACTTATGAGGTGAGGTAATGGATATTAAAAAATTACTCCAAGAAATTGAAAACTTGGAATCAAACATAAGAGACATAGACAACTTATTGGGAGCGCATGGGCTGCATGGATTTAACTTGATTGTTGTTGCAGCTAACAATACCCAATGGAGAGGCGCCGCCGATCAGGAGTTTCTAATTGAAGCACTCAAATCGAAAAGAAACGAGATGCACGAGAGGCTTGTGAAGTTGATTGATGCGGTTGGAGTTGTTGAAAAGGTAATTGATGGACTGGTCGCTTAGGCGGCCTTTTTATTAGCTCACGATACAAACAGAGGGTAAGGCGATGGAAGAGCAGGCTAACAAGATTCTTGTTGAGCTTTTGCAGAAAGCGGTTGGTGGGATTGATGCCGCAGTATCATTCAGTCAGGCGCAGATACCGGACATTGTTCACCAGTTGCTGGTTTGGAATTTTGTGCAAAGCATGATAGCAACGCTAATTGGAATTGCTCTAATCTGCGCGAGTCCATTGATTGCCAAATCGATTTTATCAACGTTTGGAAAGGCGAAAATAAAAGATGGGTCGTGGACCGTAGATCAATCATTCGAATTCGTGAAGAGCATGAGCTTCCCGGCATTTATAGTTCTCGTATTCTGTGCTGGGGGATTCATTGTAAGCATTATGGTTGTCGTCAATAACATGGACTGGCTGAAAATCTGGCTAGCTCCGAAGCTTTACCTACTCGAATACGCAGCATCACTCATCAAGTAACCCGCTCCGGCGGGTTTTTTATTACCTCATACCTCACCGCATTTAGGGGGACACAATGCTCTCACGCGACATTGATATAATGCTGGAAGGAAAAAGCAGACGTCAGAAACAATTTGTGCTGGCGTATGGGGTTGGTGTCAACGATTGCAACTTTCCTGTTACCTCAAGGGTTAATGGAGTTCTCGTTACTCATAGGGCTTTTCAAACATGGAAAAATATCCTTCAGAGATGCCTTTATGCGCCAACAAAACAAAAATACCCAACTTATGCAGACTGCTCTTTAGGAGATGAGTGGATTTATTTCTCTAATTTCCATACTTGGTGGAAAGCGAATTTTCGTGAGGGATGGGTTGTTGATAAAGACATTCTATTCCTAGGAAACAAAGTCTACTCGCCGGAGTATTGCCTATATGTACCTGAAGAGCTGAATAACTTTGTCATTAGCCGTGAAGCTAAAAGAGGTGGAACTGCTATAGGCACTACCTTTGATGCTCGAGTTGGTTTATTCCGAGCAAGCATCAGCCTCGGCAAAGGGAAAAAACATCACCTAGGAGCGCATAAAACGGAAGATGAGGCATATTCAGCTTGGCTTAATGCAAAGCTAAAGTTGGCCGAGCGTTTCAAGCCAGTCTGCGACGAGATACACCCCCAGCTTTACGAAAGCCTACTCACGAAAATTCGTTCGATTAAATGAAATACAAAGCCGACACACGATGTCGGTTTTTTTATGACACACAGCGGCCATCCACCGCTTCACTGCCGACATAGCGTCGGATGCAGAAGTCTTTACGTTCAGCGGCGCGGCTTAAGCGCGGAGATTATTATGAGCATTATCGAGTTGACCAGAAAGAAAATGGCAATTGAAGCCGAACTGGCTCAGTTGAAAGCGAAGTTTACTGATGACACTTCACGCATCGGCAAGGAGTTGATTGCCGTATCTGAAGGAATCAACCAAGCCAATAAAGGCCTATCTGTCGAGATGGTTCAGCATGGCATGACAATCATTAGCTTTGGCGACCCTAAGCAAAGCACGGAGCGGCGCAGGTGTGTTGAGGATGCAATTAATGACATTGCATCAGGATTCCCCCGCCTGAGTGAGCGTTATTTTGGCACAAAAAATTATGCCCATTGGAGCGACCAGCGCGAAGACCATCGCTATGGATATGGCCCTGGACATGGGTCTATTTGCTTCAAGGTGGGATTAACTGTCGCAGCCCTGGCCAAGTTGGTCACTGGTGGCCTGAGTGATTACGACGCCGAATGCGCAATCTATTGCCTGATGAATATTGACGCCATCAATGCAGCAAATGCCAAAGCCCGGGAGGCATCATGATTAACCATTACTTACTTCAGGTAGCTCAGGGTGAGCTTGCAATAGCTCAGGTTACTGGTGACGGCCTGTTATGGCAGAGAGCCATGGCAAAGATGCGTGTTGCTATGGGTACGCCGAGATATAAGCGTGGAGGCTGCAATGGAAATCACTGATACAAAACCGGTATGGCTCGTTGTCGGCAACACTGACAATACTGAGGGTCGTGGATACCCCATTGTTTTGTATGTATGCGAATCACCTGAGACCGCAACTCGTCTTGGCAAGAAACGTTACGTGCAAGGGAGTGATTGCCCGATTGAGGAATCTGTCGCCGTAAGGATTGGTGGAAGAAATAGCCGCTGGCTGGTTCCTGGAGAAATACAACCAAGTTCACTTGCTGATACTGAGCTGATGGTACGTAGACAGCAGAAAGAACAACTCTTAATTAAGTTGCGAGAAAGCGGATTTACCGACGAAGAAATCGCGACTCTATCTAAATAACCAATCCCCCTTTCCTCTCTGGCAGTCATTCAGATGCCGGGCAGCTTATTACCTAAATTCAGGAGAACTCATGAAACATAAAGTAGAAATCCCGAGACTCCCACGAACACGAGCAATGCTTCTGGCTAATCACCGTAACTGGATTGTTCAGGCTCGGGAGTCGCGATTGCTCGGATGGAGGCGTGAGGCAGCCTATGCGTTGCGTAGTGCGTCTATTGAACGTACCTGCATCCAGTATCAGGAGCGTGCAGCATGAGTGCAATGGAACGATGGGATGACGATGCTTTCTTGCGGCTGATGGCTGATGTGATCGGCGGCGTGGAAGTAGAAGGCGATGAGCCGGTGAATCTGGCTACTGAGCAACAGAATCCGGTTGTTAGTTGGGATGAATTCGCGGGGGATTTTTCATAATGGGAACAGCAACGTTAATTCTCGGTGAGTCTGGTACCGGTAAATCAGCAAGTCTCCGAAACATGTCGCCAGACGACGCGATCCTGATTAAGGCAGTAGGAAAACCGCTACCGTTCCGCTCTAGTGGCTGGAAGTCATGGGACGCAACAAGCAAAACAGGAAGCGTCGTCGTATCTGACGACTGGAATCACATCCTGACAATCATTAAGAAGGCACCAGCATACGGAAAGAAAATCATAATCGTTGATGACTTCCAGTATGTGATGAGCAACGAATTTATGCGCCGTTCTGAAGAGAAGTCTTTCGACAAGTTCACGGAGATAGGCCGCCATGCCTGGGAGGTGATTAAAGCTGCTCAGGACGCGCCTGATGACCTCCGAGTGTACTTCCTTGCCCACACCGAAGAAACGGCGATGGGCCGCACAAAGATGAAGACGATCGGAAAGATGCTGGATGAGAAAATCACCGTTGAAGGCATGTTCACCATCGTACTTCGCACCATGACCCGAGACGACAAATTCTTCTTCTCTACCAAAAACAACGGATCCGACACCGTTAAATCACCGATGGGCATGTTCGAAACCAACGAAATTGATAACGACCTCTCCTACGTAGACGCGACTGTTTGCGAATACTACGGATTCACCAATGTTCACCAACTTAAGGGTTCTGCCGCATGAGCAACGTAATTTTCACCTATAACGAAGAATCAGCACTGGCCGCCGGAATGGGCGGCTTTATCAACGAGAATGGCGCGTACATTTTCACCATCACCGAGGCCGAACTGAAGCAGGGGGCTGATGGCAGTAAAGCGCAATGGATTGAGTTTTCAGGCGATAGCGATGATGGACGCAAGGTTCAGTACCTCAGCGTCTACTCAGTGAAGAAAGACGGCACACCTAACACCTACGGCGTAAACATGATTAACGCGATGATGGGCTGCGCGGGCATTAACTCATTAACGCAATACATGGCGACAGCCGGGAAATACGTTGCACCTGAGTTCGCAGGTAAACGCATCGGCCTGGTACTTCAGAAAGTACTCCGCAGCAAGCGAAATGGTGACGACACCTACGGCATGGAGATCCGCATCCCATTCATTGCCGATACTCGCCAGACTTTGCAGGAACGCAAGGAAGGCGCGAAACCTGAGGCTGTCGATAAGACAGCAGCGTCACTGAAAGACCGCGATAACCGTAATAAAAACGGCTCTCCGCAATCTGGCCAGACTCATTACGAATATGAAGGCAACGACTTCTAACCACCTCCCTCGTCACGCTATCCACGCAATTTAAGGAATCACATGAACAACCTAATGGTTGACCTTGAAACAATGGGCAACGGGCCTTACGCGCCTGTCATTTCAATCGGCGCTGTTTTCTTCAACCCAAAAACTGGAGAGATTGGCGAGGGTTTTTCGGTCAACGTATCGCTTGAATCATCCATGCGGTACCGCGCCCGACCTGACGCATCAACAATCCTTTGGTGGATGCAGCAAGGGGAAGATGCTCGCAAGTCACTTCTGCATGAAACGTTCGCACTAAATGATGCGCTGGATAATTTCTCTGAATTCATCGCAGAAAATACCAATCAGAAATACGTGCAGGTGTGGGGTAATGGCGCGTCATTCGATTGCGTCATCCTCCGCAACAGCTACACCCTCACCGGTCAGGATGTTCCATGGCAGTGGTGGAATGACCGGGATGTGCGAACCGTGGTTGAGCTAGGCAAAGCGATCGGTATCGACCCTAAGCGCGACATGCCATTTGAAGGCACTCGCCACAATGCGCTAGATGATGCCATTCATCAGGCCAAGTACGTTTCAGCCATCTGGCAAAAACTCACCAAATAACAACCTCTGGAGCTTGTCATGATGTCACCTGAGCAGTTACTCGCTGCTTTACGGCGGGATAGTCGCACGCATATCACTGCGATGTGGCGATGGCTGGATGATACCTCGGGTGCCATTTCAGGCTCAGGGGTATTGAATTGCACGCTGAATGAGTTCGTACCCTATTACGCTGGCTGGGCTCCTTCTCTGGAGTATTCAGAATCAATTATCCCCATCACCACAGTGAAACTCATTGAGAGTTCACTGACGCGAGAGGATTGGGGGAATCAGCATCTTGGCGGGTGCATTTACCGGCTGAAGGAGGCTGCATGACACCAGAGCAAGACAACGCCGTCCGCGCACAAGGACGTAAGTGCGTGGCAGAGATTATGCAGACGATGAAATGCAGGCCTAAGCCGAAATGGAATGCAGTCGTTCCGCCAATCATCAGAAAGCACCATCAGAAAATTTCGCCGCTTGGTATCAGCCTGGTGGCATTCGTTAGCAGCATCGGTCGAATGCAGGGCCGGTACGGAGTGGAATCATGAACAGGGGGTTATGTGAATGAGCTGGCTATTTTCGCTGGCGCTGGCGGAGGAATGCTCGGTGGGCACCTCCTTGGCTGGCGAACAGTTTGCGCAGTTGAACGTGATGCCTACGCCGCACAAGTTCTCGCGCAACGACAAAACGATGGAATTCTCCTGCCTTTCCCGATTTGGTCTGACGTGCGCAGTTTTGACGGAAAGCCATGGCGTGGAATTGTTGATGTCGTTTCTGGCGGGTTTCCGTGCCAGGACATTAGTGCCAATGGTCACGGTGCCGGCATCAATGGGCGCCGATCCGGACTGTGGTCAGAAATGGCGAGAATCGTCAGTGAAGTACGACCTGAATTTGTCTGTGTGGAAAACTCTCCACGACTCAGAGGAAAAGGTCTCGCCGTGGTCATTGGTGACCTTGCCGAAATGGGGTATGGCTGCGAGTGGTTCCGTCTTTCAGCATCGAACTGCGGAGCGCCCCATGAAAGAGACAGGATGTGGATTGTGGCCTACGGCGAAGGCAACAATCCGCGGAGATTGTCCGAGCGAGCGATTACGCAGAACTCCAGACTTACCGAGTGCAATAAAGATGCGACCGTTACCGGATGGGTCGGAGCCTCTCCAGGATGGACAGCTGAACCCTCAGTGGGTCGAGTGGTTCATGGGATGGCCCATCGGGTGGACAGAATTAAAGCCCTTGGCAATGGACAAGTTCCGCGAGTGGCAGCGGCAGCATTCTCCCTGCTTAAAGCAGATTGAGGATGCTGCATGACCAAACTATCGCAAATCATCAGGGAGCTTCGGGCTCCTTTTTTATTGGTTACTTTAACTATCAATCAGCAGTTCAGGGAGTGAGATATGGAAGAGAAACGTTTTACGCCGGGCCCGTGGAGATTTGATGAGAATACAACTTTTTCAGGGGAGCCAATTTTTTATATATCCCAAGATGAATCCGCTCACCACACCCCAAATTATTCCGACGTGGCACAAACATGCAGTGGCGAGAACAGACACATACAGAAGGCCAATGCGCAGATAATCGCATCAGCTCCAGCGTTGCTAGAGGCTCTGCTTGCATCCCTTCCAATATGGGAAAACCACAAATTGGATGCAAGCGAGGCGTCTATTCTTCTGGACTGTCGCGCCGCCATCGCCAAAGCACTCGGTAAGGAATAGCTATGGACATCATTGATTCAGCATCAGAAGTAGAAGAGCTGCAGCGTAATGCTGCACTAGCTGCGCACAGGATGAACCGGGATGCAGTATCGGCTATGCGCTGCAGTGATTGCGACGAAGAGTTGCCAGAAGCTCGCCGGATTGCTTACCCGGGCTGCACGATGTGTGTTGATTGCCAGGCGGATGCAGAGAGACGGAATAGGAGGATGTGATGTGGCCTATATGCAAACACTGCGGTCGTAAGTGCTGGAGCGGTTGGTGTGCCAAATGTGATAAGCGGGGGTGATGTGATGTGGATGACCGGTTGGCATATCTACTGGACTCGATTCCGATTCTTTCGTGAGTTGCTCGGATTCCAGAGCGCCTATTGCAAGATGAAGAACGAGCAGAAAGCATTAATCAGATTGAGGGGTGAGTGATGGATTACAGCAAGATGAGTGATGCAGAGATTGGTCGGAGAGTAGCTGCGGCTTGCAAGTTGGAAGGCGGAGCTAATTACAATGGGGAGACCCTAATTGTTAGAAATGGTGTATGGGCTTCGTTCGACCCATGTAACGACCCGGAAGACGCATGGCCTATTATCGTGGAGAACAAAATTACCGTTCATGCACCTATGCGGTACGAAGAACCACAGGAATGGTTGGCATTTGATGTCCATGATTCGGATGTGGATTTCAATGACGCAAACCCACTCCGCGCCGCGATGATTGTTTACCTCAAGATGCAGGAGTCAGCCAATGTTCAGGGTAATACTGCCTAACACCTATTACGTTGACCACCATAATGCCCTCTGCAAAATCCTCCGCACCACCTCCACAACAGTCCACTACCAGCGAAACGGTCATAACTGCATAGCCAGCATGATGCGATTCTCTGCAGATTTTGAGTACGTTGATGGCGCGGAGTTAAAGCAGATATGGGCAGACATCGAAACAACAGAGCATATTAAGAAGCTACGCGCTATGAAGCGGGTGGCTTGAGGAGAAATCATGAAGGAATTACGTTTTTATGGCGCAAGTGACGACCTTTTCGAGTGTGAAGGTGCCATTCGAGAGGAGATAGGTTGCTTCAGCCATCCTAGTATTTATCACCTCAGATCATCTGAAGGTGAGATGCAGGTTATCGCTACTTACACCGATATCGGTTGTTGGTCCATCGGCGTTTGCCAGATTAATGAAGACGTCCCGATCCCGAAATGGGAATCCGCATTCAGTACGCATGAGAAGGGATATAGCGTCGTGCTAACTATGCAGGTACCAGATGACACCGTGCTGGTACAGGAAGACGACGATTGACGCAACTGATAGCTGATTCACTGAGTCGGCTATTGGGTGCGAAAGTCCACCTCGATATCTTTGCCGGCCAATGTGCCGGCTTCTTTTTTGCCTGGAGGAGTTATGTTCATCATTAAAGTGTTAATAATTTGGGTGCTTTTGTTCCCAGGCATTGGATTGTGCCTGTGGTTTTCAAATGGCATGAAGGGGAGTTATTTGGCTGAATTGAAGGTTGGACTTAGGCCGTACGTAGCTATGACTCTTCTTTTCGTAGCTGTGTTCTCAGTAACCTACTCCATTCTCTAGCGAGGTAACCAATGGAAGAAGAAATCTTCACTCGTGAAGAGGCAGCCTCATATCTGAAGGTTGATAAAGGCACCATCACACAATGGATCCGCAGCGGGAGACTTCAGGCATCAAAGATAAATCCTGATAAACCCAAAAGCCCATACAGAATTTGCAAGTCTGACTGCATTGCAGCGCTTAAGTCTGTGCGACACAATAGCTCTGTGAATGCGGTTGATGTGCATGAGGAGAAGGCATGTCAATCAAACTACGCGGTGAAACGTGGCACTGTGACTTCGTTGCGCCAGATGGATCAAGAGTTAGACGCTCTCTTGAAACATCGGACAAGAGGGAAGCGCAAGAGCTTCACGATCGTCTGAAGTCTGAAGCGTGGCGCGTTAAGCAACTCGGAGAATCGCCTAAGAAACTATTCAAAGAGGCCTGCATACGATGGCTGAGGGAGAAGGAGGATAAAAAGAGCATTGATGATGACAAAAGCATCATCACGTTCTGGATGCAGTTTTTTGGCGATTCAATTCTCTCTGATATTACCAGTGAGAAAATAATGGAGGCGGTAGACGGAATGGAAAACCGCCGCCATCGCCTGAACTGGGAGATGAGCCGGGACAGGAGTTTAAGACTTTCCAAACCAGTCCCGGAGTATACGCCGAAGCTTGCAACTAAAGGAACGAGAACAAGGCACCTGGCAATATTGCGCGCCATTCTCAACCTTGCTGTTGAATGGAAGTGGCTAGACAGGGCGCCGAAGATATCCACGCCGCGCATCAAAAACGGTCGTATCCGCTGGCTCAGCGAAGAAGAATCAAAACGTCTGTTTGCCGAGATAGCGCCGCACTTCTTCCCTGTCGTTATGTTCGCCATTACTACAGGACTTCGTCGGTCTAACGTTACCGACCTTGAGTGGTCACAGGTAGATCTGGATAAGCGCATGGCATGGATGCATCCGGACGAAACGAAAGCAGGCAATGCTATCGGCGTACCGCTGAATGAAACTGCATGTGGAATATTAAGGAAGCAGCAGGGATTGCATAAAAGGTGGGTGTTCGTTCACACCACTCCCGGGTACAGGAGCGATGGAACGAAAACAGCAGCGGTAAGAAAAATGCGGACGGACAGCAACAGGGCATGGAAGGGAGCGCTAAAGCGAGCAGGCATTAGCAACTTCCGATTCCATGACCTCCGACACACCTGGGCGAGTTGGCTAGTACAGTCCGGTGTTTCACTTCTCGCATTGAAGGAAATGGGTGGATGGGAAACGCTGGAAATGGTTCAAAGATACGCACACCTTTCTGCCGGACACCTGACCGAGCACGCGAGCAAAATAGACGCGATTATAGGTCGCAATGTCACAAATACGGCACAAGAGGAAAAGGTGATTTACTTAAAAGCGAGGTAA